CGGTCAGGATGTGCGTGCCGCCGGCCGGGTCGGTCACCGTCCAGGTCACCTTGAGCGTGTACACGTCGGCGTTGGCCCCCAGGGTGCTCACCGCGGCGCTGAAGGCGTTGTTCTGGAGCACGATGTCGGGGATCGTCTCCTCGCTGGCGTCCGACAGGTCGGTGTAGGTGGCCGAGAAGGACAGCGAGGGGAAGGTGCGCGAGGTCTTGCGGACGGTGTGCAGCTCGCCGCGGTCCATGTACGCCGTCAGGTCGTAGGGGCCGCTCAGGGACTGGTTCAGCCCCGAGACCGAGAGGTCCCCGGCTTCGTACTGGACGGTCACGTCGAGCGGGGTGCCGGTGCCGTCTTCCAGCAGGATGGTCCCGTCGCGAAAGTTAAGCGCTTGATCTTGGATAGCCATGGTGGCTCCTTAGAAGGTCAGGTGGTGTCGAATGTTGAATCGAAGCGTGTAGAGCAGGTAATCGCCACCAGCGAGGCGCTCGACAGCGGGGCCGGCGGTGTAGCGGACCCTGAGCCCGTCGTTCCACGCCTGCGCCTGTTGCGCCATCAGGGCCTGGACGATGCTGTGCGCGTCGTCGTAGCCGGCCTTCAGCGTCGTGATCTGGTCGAGCGGGGAGACGACGCGCAGGAAGCGGATCACCACGTCGGTGTCCACCAGCGCCAGCTCGCCATCCTGCTCTCGGGTCAGGCGCTCCACGCGAGGCTCGAGCTCGACTGCGAAAGCCTTGTCGGCCACCGACTCGGCCGAGCCGGACGGATCGAGCGGCCACAGCGCCTCCACGTACCCCGACACCGTCGCTACGCGGGTAGCTACGCGGGTGTGCAGGGTCGAGAAGGGGACGGAAGCCACTACCAGTACCGATAGCCAGAGGTGTCGTTCAGGAAGACCTGGGACACGGCCCCGCGCTTGTCCTCGCGGTTCTCCTCGCGTCCGCTGTCGTCTGCGTCGTAGCGGAAGGACAGCGCGTTCCACGCGGCCTGGTAGTCGTCGAGGTACTCGGAGGCGAGCTCCGCATACTGGCTCTCGATGCCCATCCGGGTCTTGAGCGCGCGGAAGATGCGGTAGAGCGTGCGGTTCAGGTGCACGTCGTAGAGCGCGGTCGGTTCCATGACGAGGTTCGGCCGGTTGCCCTGCGCGATGAGCCCGCGGGCCACGTCGTACCACGCTTCGTCGAGCTGGTCCTGCCAGTCGGTTTGGCCGCTCGGCAGCAGCGAGTCGATCCCCGGATGCGCCCGCTCCAGGTCCTGGTCGGTGACCACCGCGTACAGCCGAGCCCGCACCAGCGCCGCGTCACTGCGGAAGGTGTGGACGATGCCGTCTGCCATGGTCAACGCCCACTCAACGCGCCAGCCCGTGCCGAGCGGCTCGGTCGTGGGGATCTGGTTCGTCGAGCTGCCGAACGTGACCGAGTACTCAGCCACGTTGGCGGTGATGGTGACCGTCTGCGCGTCGATCACCGGCGTATCGTCGGGTCCCTCGTTGGGCCGGTACACGCTGACCGTCCCCGACGCTGGCGCCGACGCGGCACCGTCGAGGAAGGTGGGGCACTTGATGAGCTGGGTACGGCCCCGCTCCACCAGATGGGGGAGCCGCAGATGGGCTGTGTAGTTGGTTTCTGCGATGCTCACCGAAGCGCTCCAGGGTCAGGGTGTGCGCGGGTCGATCAGGTGCGCTCCTGCACGACCTTCACGTAGTCGATCTTCAGCGAGTTGACCTCGGCACCCGCGTCCCGCTGGTAGCAGATGATGGGCTGCACCAGGGTGTTGGCGGACACCGCCGAGATGTCCACGGTGCCGATCGACACGCCGTTCAGGTAGAAGCGCACCGCGCTCAAGTCGCCGCAGTCGATGGTGAACACGGTGAACGTGTCATCCACGAGGTCCGTACCGCCGGCCTGGTCGTCGGTGTCGGTGGTGCCGTCGTCGCCCTCCACCATCACGTCATTGTCGGCCCCTTCGACCCGGAACCAGACGTGCGTGGTGACGCTGTCCAGCGCGTCTTCGGCGTTGGCGAGGGCCGAGCCCAGCCCGATCACCATGCGCTCGTCCGCGGTCAGGGTAGCGCCGGCCATGTTGAGCTTGGCGCGCACCTCGAAGATCGGGTTCTTCGAGAGGTTCACCATCAGGGTGTCACCCCACGACAGCCGACCGGCCTGGGCCTCGCTGGTGGCGTCGGAGAGGATCTCGTAGACGCCGTTGGCCTCGGAGACGTAGTCTCCGGTGATGTTGGCCGTCTCGCCGTTGTAGGACCACGCGGCGGGGAGCGTGGCGGTCACGTCGCCGTGAAAGTCTTCGAAGAACTCGACGAAGGACTGGCGCTTGATGCCCTGACGCAGTTCGGCCTCACCGTGGACCTCGAGGGGCTTACGGATCTTGTGGGGGACGCGGGAGACAAGGTTGTCGATGCCGCTGGTAGCCATGTGTCTGTCCTCTCACCGCCCCTAAATGGGGCTTAGCAAATGAATGCTCACAAGAAGGACCGTAGGGACGGTCTAACGGTGCTTTCTGTCGTACCGCTTCGCCGCCTCCACAGCCTGCTCGCGGGCCTGTTCCGGGTTGATGCGTTCGCCGCGTTGGCGGCCCTGGTCCACGATGCGCCGGGTCATCGAGTCGATCGCTTTACGCGCCTTCTCGTGCTCAGCCATTGGGACGGTTCCTGCTTGCGGCGCGCTTCGGCTTCTTGCCGGCGGCCACCTTCATCGCTTCGATCTTGGCCGCGTCCTCGTCGAGGCGCGCCTTGACGGCGGGGATGTGGGCGTTGTTCGCCTTGCGTCCGAGCCGGTGGGCCTGGCGCTCAATGATGGCTTCCAAGATCTCGGGCTCAGGCGCGGGAATGTGCCCGTTGACCACCAGCGAGCGCAGGAAGTCGTGCTTCGCCTTGTGGTCGGTCTTGGCGATGACCGAGTTGCCTACCATCTTGAAACTGTCGTAGAAGCAGTGGTGAACCAGGCCGCCCTCGCAGGGGGTGGTCACCACGTAGCCACCGTCGCGCACGCGCTCGGGCTGACTGAGGATCGTCCAGTCTTCCGACTGGAAGCGGATCATGGCGGGTCGCACATCGGCGCCCGCGCGAGTCTGTCGCACACCGTTGACGCCCGACGCGGCGGGGAGCTGCTTCAGTCGGGGCAACCATTCCCAGCCCTTCGCCGTCTCGAGGCACTCCCACGATGTGGGGCTGTGCATGAGGTAGAAGTTGGGCCTGGGTGCCAGCTTGAGCTTGCGAGCCGTGAGGCTGCCGCTGAGCGGGGTGGCTGCCGTGCTGGAGAAGGTGTGCGCCATCGGTGGGTCCTTGTGGCTTGGGGGAGAGGGCTGAGCGGGGCGGGGACAAGGACCGGAAGCCCCTCCCCGCCCAACCCAGGGGGAACTACGCGTCGGTCACGAAGCCGACGATGCGCCCCTGCTCGAGCAGGGAGGCACCGTAGTAGGCGTGGCCCACGACCTCGGTGGTGGCCGCGGAGCTGTCGCGCTGGATCTCCACGAGGATCGGGGCGTCACCGCTCCGGATCTCGGTGGCACCGCCCTGGACGGGCAGCGGGACACCGGCCGCGTAGCCGAGCGCGCCGTAGCCGAACATGGCGCCGTGGCGGTTGCCGCCCGAGCTCGTCACGTCGGTGGACAGGTAGACATCGACACCAGCGAGCGAGCCGACGTAGCCCTGGCCCTTGATGGCGATGGCGGCCTGCACGGCGGGCAAGAACTGGACGGGGCCAGTCTCACCGCGGAGGCTCTCCTGCAGGTCGGCCCACTGGCGCGGGTGCAGGATCGCGGCGTAGGGGCCGGGCGCGCTGGCGATCTCCAGCGTGTAGATGCCATCCATCCAGTCGTCAAACGACGCGTCCACGGTCGATGTGCCCACGTCGGTGGAGGCGCCCGCGATGGCGGTGGCGACCAGCGAATTGAACCAGCGCTCCGAGCTGATGACCATGCTCTGCGCGAGCACCAGCGGATTGATGTCCGACGCGAAGCCGGTCATGCTGGCGAGGTCGGAGATGTCCCGACGCAGCGAGCCGCGAACCACCGCGATGTCCGCCGAAGCGTCCGTCATGGCCGTGGTGCCCTCGTCGGTGTTCTCGGCCGCCGTGGTGGACATGGCGTCGGTGCCGGCCAGACCCGCGAAGCGCACGCGCTTGGTGTCGGAGCCGGTGCCGTTGACGAGTCCGCAGTCCTTGAGCGCGCCGGAGCGGCGCAGGCCGGCCATGTCGGCCAGCAGCATGTGGAGTTCGCGGTCGAGAGCAGCAGCGAGCCGAAGGTCGGTCTCGAGGTTGCTGTGCAGGATGACGGTCATGTAAGTACCCGTGTACGCTGAGGTTTTCGGTTCGTTGACCGGCCTTCAGCGTTTAACGGGGGCGACCCGAGCCGTTGTATGCCTCTTAGGCATACTACAAGCGCCCAGGCTCCGCAACTACTCCCACTGCTTACGCATGTCCGCCCACGCCTCGGGAGACGCGCTCAGGATGGCGTCGGCGCTGTGGCTGGACGGTGTCGCCGTCGTCTGGCGGTGCGTGCCGTTCTGCGGCGGTGTCCAGGTCGGCGTTGCCGGTGTGGTGCCCACGTCGGTGGGCGCTTCCTCGGTGGCTTCCGCTTCCGCCTGCGGTAGGAACGCCTGGAGACCCTTGGGCGCGTCTTCCGGCTTCTCGCTCAGGGTCTTGAGCCAGTCAGCGAGCGGCGGGCGGCCCTTCTCGTCGAGGCGGCCGTGGTAGAACCGCGCGAGGTCCTGGCCTTCGGTGTCGGTGATGCCGAGCCCCATCAGCGCGATCTGCTCCTGGTGTCCACGAGACTGGACCTTGAGTTGCCCTTTCAGGTCGGCCACGGTGGCGCTCAGCGCCTCCACGGTGCCGGCGGACTTGCCGAGCTCGCCTACCTTGCCCTCCAGGTCGCTGATCTGGCTCAGCGCGTCCTTGAGCTTGGCGTTGACCCGCTGGAAGCGCTCGTAGGGGACCGCTGCGGGGCCGTCGTCGGGTTCCTCTTCGATCTCCCAATCCTCCTCGGGGAAGGGAAGGCCGCCGCCATCCTCCCGAGCCGCCGCGGCCTTCAGGGTGTCGAGCTGTTCCTGGGTGTGGAAGATGAGCGTGTCCACAGGTGGGTCCTTGTGTTGTGGCATGGGAGACGAGAGAGCGATGGCGCGAAGGGTCACGCCGGGGATCAGCCCGCGGTCTGGCGCGTCCTCGCGAGGCCGTAGCAACTCGGCCAGGGTCACGCGTAGCGGGTCACGCGCCATAGGCCAGACGCTCCCGGCGGATCCTGTCGAGCTCGGCCGTGGCATGGCTGCGCGACCAGTCGGGGTGCAGGTACATCAGCGCATCGACCGGCGACATGAGTCCGCGGTCCATCATGCTCTCGATGTGGTCCCGCTCGGCCTTCGCCTCTTCGGCGCTCTTGGGCACGCCCGCGTAGCTGATGCTGTAATCCGACTCTGGCAGCCGGGAGCCTGTGGCCCGGTTGAGCAGCGCCGCTGCCTTGCCGATGAGTTCGAGGTCCGACAGCCGATAGATCGGCTCCATCTTGGCGGCTGCCGCACGCTGGCCCGCGCGGTTGATGCTGATGGCGTACCCGCTGCGAGCCTGGCCGCCGAGCCGTTGGATGTCGGCCGGGGACACGCCCGCGAACTCGGCCACGCGGGCCTCGAACTTCGCCAGCGCGTCGGCCAGGTCGCCCACGTC